GCAGCTTTAGCACCTGTATTAAAATTACTCGCTGCTCCTATAACAGCAGAGGCAGCAAGAGCAGAAACAAATAGACTCGCAAATGTAGGTGGAGCAGCTACCGACCCAACATTACTAGATTTACAGTCACAATTAGAGAATGTTCGTGGTGGTAGATCAGGACAAAAACAGGCTGAAAAGATAAGAGCACAAATAGAGGCTAGAAAAGAAGAACTTGCAATATTAGGAAAAGGTATAGAAAGACAGAAAACTGTAAACTTAATTGAAGATTCGAGGTTGAAAAAGCTGAGACAGCAAAATGCTTTATTACAGGCAAAAATTGATGGCAACCACGAGGAGGTTCTATTAGCCCAAGAAGTTGATGCCAAGATAAAGGAAATGCTAGAAGATGGAATGACGGAGCAAGAAATAGACCGCAAAAAGATCGAAGATTTAATAACACAAAATAATTTACTGGAAAAACAAGCACAGCAAGCAGAAAAAATAAAACAACAATTTGCATCATTAGGTCAGTCACTTGCAACAGACGTTGCTGATGGCTTACAAGGTCTAATCCGTGGAACGTCTACACTCAACGATATGCTGAACAATGTACTAAACAAACTGATAGATGCTGCATTTAACATGGCATTATTTGGCAATCCAAGTGGAACATTAGGTGGTGGAGGATTATTTGGTTCGTTATTTAGTGGACTTGGAAGTTTATTTAGTCCTACTCCTAAACCTTTAGGAATGGTGCAGGGAGAGTTTATGCCTTCTATGCCTGATTTTAGAGGAGCTATGGCAGCAGGAGGTCCAGTAAGAGGAGGAAAGTCATACATGGTAGGAGAACGTGGACCAGAACTATTTACACCTGGAGTTTCTGGAATTATTACACCAAACCATGCACTTGGTGGATCTATGAATGTTGTTGTAAATGTAGATGCTTCTGGATCTAATGTAGAAGGAGATGAACAAGAAGGCAGAGAGTTGGGTAAAGCTATATCAGTAGCGGTACAATCAGAATTAATTAAGCAGAAAAGACCTGGAGGTTTACTTGCATAATGGCTACTTTTCCATCAATTACACCAACATACGGACAACAGAAAAAATCACGGCCAAACACTAAAACAATACGCTTCGCTGACGGCTATGAACATAGAATATTATTTGGACTTGCTGCCCACCAAAATCCAAAAGTTTATAATTTTACTTTTGAAGTATCGGAAACAGATGCAGATACGATAGAAGGCTTCCTTGATAGCCGTGCAAATGATAGTGCCAGCTTTACTTTTACTCCACCAGGAGAAGGCTTTACCAAAACAGGAACTTACTCTCAGTCAGGAACTACAGTAACAATAACTATTTCAAGTCATGGTGTAGCTGTAGGAGATGAACTTACTATTGATTACACTTCTGGATCTGCAACCGATGGTACTTTTCTTGTTGCTTCGGTTACTGATTCAAATGTCTTTACTGTCACTGCTGCTGCCAGTGCTACTAATAGTGGCAATGTTTCAATTACTTTATCTGGTGCTGGACAGTATGTTTGCGAAAACTGGACAAAATCTATACCATATAACAATAGAGCCACGATCCAAACAACATTTAGAGAGGTCTTTGAACCATGAGTAGTGCTGCTATTGTTAGCAATCTCCAGAATATAAACCCATCATCGGTAATAGAATTATTTACACTAGCCCTAGACAATAGTTTACATGGAGCGACCACAGTTTACAGATTCCACGCTGGTTCGTCTTTGAAAGACAACGGAGAGATAGTTTGGGCTGGCAACAGTTATCAAAGATTTCCTGTAAAAGCAGAAGGTTTTGCATTTCAAAAGGGTCAACTACCTAGGCCGACACTTACTGTCAGTAATGCTCTGGGAACTATTACTGCAATACTGGCTGCTGTAAATGCTACGACTGCTGGAAATGATCTCACAGGTGCAACTGTAACTAGAATCAGAACTCTTGCTAGATTTATTGATGCTGTTAATTTTCCTAGCAATGTCAATCCTTATGGAACACCAGATCCTACAGCAGAGTTTCCACAGGAAATATACAAAATAGACAGAAAATCAACAGAAAACAGAGATGTAGTTCAATTTGAATTAGCTGCTGTATTTGATCTTGCTGGTATTCGTGCTCCACAAAGACAATGCACTAGAGCCGAGTTCCCTTCTATTGGTACTATCCAGACATGAATTGGAAAGAAGCTGCACTTAATCACGCTGAAATTGAAGATCCTAAAGAATCTGTTGGTCTTTTGTTAAATATTCGAGGAAAAGAAAGATATTATCCTTGCCGTAATTTATCTATGACGGCACATCAATGTTTTATTCTTGATCCAGAAGACTATGTAAAAGCAGATAGTTTAGGAGACATAGTTGCCGTTATTCATAGTCATCCAACAACTCCAGCTATAGCTAGTCAGGCAGATAAAGTTAGTTGTGAACAAAGTGGGCTACCTTGGCATATAGTTAATCCAAAAACAAAGCAATGGGGATACTACGAGCCACAAGGATATGAAGCACCTTTGTTAGGTAGACAATGGGTATGGGGTGTAACAGATTGTTGGTCCTTGGTCCGTGATTACTACAAACAAGAAAAAGGAATAAAGTTAAAAGATTATGAAAGACCTATTACTCCAGAAGAGTTTATGAAAGATCCTCTGTTTGAAAGCTATGCTTGGCGAACAGGATTTAGAGAACTTAGACCAGATGAAAAATTACAAACTGGAGATGTTTTATTAATGAGTATTTTAGATTCAACTTTAAATCATGTAGCTATTTTTCTTGGAGATGAGGTATTA